TATTCTTCCTCCATTTAATTAATGTTATTATACTCACTTTTTTTGAATTATACTGAACATTACATGTATATGTTGTACTTTTCATTGAATTTTTTCACTTGTTCACCCTGAAGTTTTTGACACAGTCCTTTTTCTATTAAACTTGCAATATTTGATGTGTACTCTGCACCATTTTTATAAGCTAAATGAGAATAAACTAATAACAAATCATGATATTTTTCAAGATAGTTACTTAATATTTCACTAGAATTATTAATATTAGCTATTATTTCTTTTTCAACATCATCCCAAAAAATGTATAAATCATTTCTTAGATCTATTTCTAATTGGTCACGGTATTTTTCTTGTTCTTCTAAGGCGTTTAATACTCCTAATGATTGCTGAATCTTCATACTTATTTGCTGTTCCACCATCATTAGCAACACCTTCACCTATTAAATCATTCTCCAACGCATTATAAACACTACCAGCACCTTTTACTTCGTAGCGACCACCTAATAATTGACCATGATAATAATGCTCATCAAGTCTTGTATCATCTTTACTTGTAATATTGAAATGCTCACCTACTTCTTCACGAGCTTCATTAATCGTCATGAACCCTATTTCTAAGGCTTCTTTAACTTTAACCCATTCCTGGTCAAAACGTTTTTGATCTTGATCAATAATTTCAAATTCCCAATCATGAATATCCAAGCCTATTTGTAAGATATAATAATTAATATCGTCCTCATTATCCTTTTTAATATTCTCAATAACAGTTGTTTTATACGCATTATCTAACTCTTCACTATTAGAACCATTTAACTTTCCAGACTCTGTTATTCCCAGCCTATTAGGATCCATCCCATGAGCAGCTATTATCTCATCCCTGTTATCTTTACGATACAATCTGAAACTAGCTTCTTTAGTATCAACACTTAATGGTTTTATTTCAACCTGAACACGACTTTCCTCCATTCCTACGCGTGTGGGAACCATTACTGTTAGTGCTGAGTGAGGATTTTTAATAATTTCTTGTAATTGTTTTTTAATATTATACTTTAAAGTCTTCTTTTCATCATAATTCTCATCACTTGGTACAGGATCAGGTTCAAAATCCCCCGTTACTACTACACTAAAAGCAGGCATACCATAATTTTTAAAGAATGATGCATTATAATTAGCACGATGTATATCTCCATAAATAACTCTTATTGCAGGAATTATCTTAGATTGACCATAATATTTACTACGTGGTGTGTGTATATTAGTGAAAATTATTTCATTTGCTCTTTGAGTTTCAGGTAGTGGAGTGTATGATTTTAAACCAGTTTTATAATCTACATCATAGTAATGTTCATTTTTACCATATTTTTCTTTATTTTTATCCATCATTACAAAGTAGACTTTCTTCATACCTACTTGCTGAACAACTCTCACACCATCATCTAATCTTCTTATTGTGTGAGAAGGTATGTATTTCAGGTCAATTACTTTTGAATCACGACCATTTTCCCTTATAACTTCAAAAGCACCATAACCTACTGCTCTTGTATCATATGTACGTTTGTATAATAATTTAGTTATTGAAGGTCTGATCCTTTTGAAAAAATCTTCCGCCCTGATTTTTTCTTCCATGGATGGATTAGTGATGTTTGATTTTGGTTTAAGTGCCCAAGCTTTACCAGAAGCATCACTAGCTATGGCATCAACGCAACGTTCATGCCATGTGCTCAGCTCTAATAAATTAATTAATTTACTAGGATCATAAAGAGGTGTTAGTACTCCATCAATCTCATTAAACATTTGTTCTTCATTTATCTGTTCTGAACCTTCTGTTTTAATAGCATATTTCTCAAGAACATCATTTTCAACTAAATCCCATTCGGAACCATTTTTAGTTACTATAAATGAGTGTGATTGTGTCATACTATTCTTCTCCTTTTTGGTTTAAGCCAGTATCTTGCAGAACCTGTTGCAGTATCAGTAATATTATCCACTCCTCCATCTTCACCAGTAAATTCACATAATTCATCAACAATCTCATCAAAAATATCATCACTTATTTGGATTTTATCATCTTCTGCTAGTGCTTGAAGATCAAATGATCTTGTTAATTTATCTCCTGCTTTACTGACTTTATCAGGTAGAATACGGAATCCTTTTAATTCTTTGATTTGTCTGAATTTTTGGATTAATAGTTTACTCATTCCACCTGGCTCCTGTTCAATTTGTATGATTGTTTTCTTAGTATCATGGATACTGGTTTGTTCAAATGTGGTTATCACTGCTTTAGGTGATAGTTTAGCGTGTTTGAGTTTAATGAAGTATAAATATTCTCCATCCCATGAGGATAATAATCCTGCTGTTGCATCTCCATCTTCACCGCTAGCTGCAAAATCCCAGTATCTTAATTTTGGTAATTCTTCAGTTAATTTTATGATTTCTTCTTTAGCTATTCTAGATTTACTGAACCATATTCTTTTAAAGACATCTCCATCAGGTGTTTTTGGTTCTCCTTGGTAAACTGCTTCAAATCTGAATGATCCCATTTGTTTTTTAATAGCTTTAAGCTCTTCAATGGGAACTTTATCAGACCATAATGCTTCACCTTTATCTCTACCTAAAACATCATTTTCTTTTGCTATTGCAGGAGTATTACAAATAACCCAAGTACCATAAGGAATGGAACCTCCATTTCTTAATATTTCAATCGCTTCTTTAAAAGAAATTTGAGGTTCAGTTTCTAATATTTGCCCTGCTAAATCCTGTACATTTAATCTCTGCCATATACCAACAACCCATGGTTTAATCCCAGTTGCAATATCAGTATCTAATCTAGTTTTTGCTTCTGTAAACCACCAATCATTTAACTCTTCTTGATGAACCTTAGATCTTGCTTTTTTAAACCCTTTAGTAGGATCATCTATCAAAAATCCATGTGCACCTTCACCAAGTATCGATCCTCCAGTACCCGTGGTTAAAAGTCCTCCACTATGATTTTTAATATCCCATTGATGGGCAGCTGTGCTGTCTTCAGCTAACTCAATTGGAACAGGAAATAGATCAATCCCTATTTTTTTAAGTAAGTTTCTAGCTCTACGACCCCATCTACGACTGAAATTTGCGGAATGAGTAGCTAAAATAACTCTTTTATCTGGAAAATGCCCTAAAAACCATGTTAAAAAATAATGAGAAACCAATAAAGATTTACCATGTCTGGGAGGCATGAATATCATTAAACGGCTTAAACGGCCTTGAATAACATATAATAATAATTCTATGATTAATATTAAATGCTTTGAAGGTTGCCATGTTCCTTCACTTGCCCACATAGCAAAACTGCCAGGATCTGAAGGAATATCTTCAGCTTTTGCTTTCATTATTAGCACTTTCTAACAATTTCCTAGTTAGATCAACAAATTCATGTTGCATTAATATTTTCTGTGAAGATTCTAATTTACTTTTCACATTAACACTAACATTAACTTCATCACTTTTCAAAATATCAGATTTAACTTTAACAGCATTAACAGCACTATTTTTAATTGCTAATTTATGTCTTTCAATATCTAACTGCTTTGTTCTTTCATCAGAATATAAATCATTAGTATTTAATGTAATATTCATAGCATCTTCAATTATAGCATCTAATAACTCTATACCAGTAACAACTTTATTAACTGTTTCATCTATTTTCTCAATAGCACTGATTTCTTTTTTAATAGCATTATTAACAATCTTTTTTTTAGATTTTTCTTTAGATTTTTTTTCAATATATTTTTCTGTAGCTTTACCAGTAATATTAAGATGGTTTTTTTTATAGTTATTAATTGAAGTCTTGCTTATCTTCTCATTATATTTATTTAGTAAGTAATCTGAAACGTATCTTGAACTTGCACCATTTAATAATAGTTCAATTATTTCATTTCTATGAATGGACATTTCAATAGCTGGTTTTGGTGGCATATTATACACATTTCATTGGCAAGGTTTGGCAAGGTTTGGCAAGGGTTCAACATTGAAAAGATTTTCATTTTTTTTATTTTAGCATTATATTTTAATCATCTAATTTTTCTTTTTCAATAGCTTCTAATTTTTTAAGTACTAATTCTGTAGCTATCTCAGTGGCCCTATCCTCAATAGTTTGATTTATAATAGCTAACTCCTTAATCTTAGATTGTTTTTTATATAAATCAATAGCTATAACAATAAATATAGCTATTAAAATGAGTAATGTTCCTAAGAGGATGCTCTGTTCTTGTTTTTGTATCATGAATGGATGTTCAATTATTCCATTTATGATTAATGCTCCTGCTACTGTTGTTAGTATGGAGGTTAGCATGGTTTTTACGAATCCACATAGCCATAGTGTTTTTTCGTATCCTATTGATTTGTATAGTTCTTTGGGGAATTCTGGGGTGTTTAATTCTTTCATTTTATATTTTACTCCTTTTGATTTGTTTTCTTCCCCAAATATGATAATTAATTTATTGATTGTTGGATTGACAATCCTTATGTATTTCTTCCTCTTTTAACTCTTCAGCCCTTATTACTCTTGATTCAGTGCTTAATTGATCAAAGGATTGAGTTAAGATTAATAATAATATTGATAAAATTAAAGTGATTGTTTTATACTCTTGTAATAATTGAATTACTTGTGGCAATACTGCTATCATTATAGCTATCATAGCAGTTATAAATTTAATAATATGGTTAGTTTTCTTTAAAGATTTCATAATGGATCAACTTAATAATTTCTCTTTATACTGAACATACTCATATTTAGCATGATTTTTAGATCCTTTTATTTTTCAGGGGTAAACTTTGCTTATCTCAGTAAGTTATTATTTTCAGTTACAACATTCTTACCAGTTCGAAGTTCAATATCTCGTTTAAGATTATAAGCTACTTCTCCTCCATTAATTGCAACTTTATTACAATCTCTAAATCCCGTAGGTTTTTCAAGATCCATTAAATATTTAGTAACTGATTCAGACACTTCTGTACAAATAAGTTCTGGAGTTGTGAAATGATCTCTTAAATTATCTTTCTTTTTTAATCTTTTCAAATCCCTATACCCTCTTGCTGTTAATCCACTCCATGCCTTGTACAAAGTATTAGTTATTATTCCATATTCTTTATCTTTAATTCCAGCTTCTTTTAATTTATCCCCTAATTCTTTCCTATATCCTATTGTTTTAAGTCTTTGAATTATCCATTCTGTGCTGTGTCCTTTTTTCTGGTATGTTTCAATAGTTTTGTCAATTAATTTACCAGGATCTGCTCTGTTACTATCTACTATCATTCCTTTCTTACGATATTCTTCACTTAATTGAATAACTTCTTTTTGTACTTCTATTCCGACATTCGAACGTGTTTTAATTCCTACATACTTAACTGATTCTATATCATAGAATACTGTAGCTTTAGACCCCTCTCCAATTATACAACTATTAGTTGTACAAATCAATTTGTCTTCTTTTAACTCTTTAAGGATTTTACTAGCTCTTTGTTGACTTACACAATATAATTCTGCAATAGCTATTTGATTAAACCACGCAGTATTATTTTTTTCATTTAGAATAACTTTACCTTTATTAAAGTTAAATTTACTAAATTTATTTGATATTTGCTTCATTAAAAAAGACCTCCATTAGTTAAAAAAAGTAAGAATAACATATCAATTAAAGAATTCATAGAAAAATACCTGTATTGGATCAACTTAATAATTTATCTTTATACTGAACATACTCATATTTAGCATGATTTTTAGCTTCAGAACTACTTACTTTACCATATCCAGTTAACTTTTCTCTAGCTATCATCTCAAGAGTTTCATCAAATACTTTTACAATATAATCTATTGTAATATCATCACCACGGTAAACATATAAATCTATTAAGTCAATCATTGCATTAACTGTTTTAATAAGATATTCTAATTCTAATTCAATTAAATAGTTTTTACCAATTTGCACATCTGATTTAGTAACTCCTTTTTTACCTTTCCATGTTGTAAGCCCCATATTTTCTTTTTTATGGTTAGCTCTAGAATAAATTATTTCAGATGATGTTTGACCAGTTACAAATTGATAAATTTTATTTTGCATTGTAGAATAGAATATTTTAACTTTAATATTATCAGTATTGTAATCTCTTGCTAATTTAAGAAAACTATTAAGTGCTTTTTGAACATTTGAAGCTTCTGCTCGTATTGATTTTAAATATTTCAATGCTTCACTTTGATAATCTTTTTTTATAAAGTAACCTTTTGTTCTTATTTCTTCTTGTAATAATCCTAATTGTTGGTTTCTTTGTCTTGATTGTTTTGTTCTTAATTCTGCGAGTATTTGAGTAATAGCAGGATAATTATATAATACTGGCATTTTACTGTGTTCTGTACCAGTTAAATGCTTTTTAACAGAATGTGCATATATGCACTTTTCTTCATTTAACTTGTAAGGTGTTATGAATTCTTCTTTTCTTAATTCACGCTCATATCTTTTAGTTTTATCTAAATTACCACCAAGTAAACCAATATCCTTAACAGTCATTAATATTTGATTATCTTTAGTAACAATCCACTTAACACTATTTTTTTCAAAAATTATAAGGGATTCATTTTGGAATATTATATTACCATTATTCATATCTTGTAACTCACTTTTCATTTATAAATCCTCCTCTTTTGGAAGTAAATCCCTAATTTTATGCAAGTTTATACTTCGCTCTAAATCCTCAATACTAGCAGTTTCAATCCATTTATCAAATAAATCTCTTCTATCATACTCATAGATGTATAATTCGTTTTTTAACTCTCGTTTTAATAATTCATCAGTCATTAACAAAAAACTCCCATAAATGATAATAAGTAAAAAAAAAAGTAAGAAAATAAAATTAACTTTATTATTTTAGTAGCAATGAAAAATTATAGAATCACGAAATAGTAATTAATTGTTGTTGTACAGGAGATGTCCCATAATTCAATAGATAATTAATTAAGACTCATTTTCTTAAATAAGTATTTTAAGAGTCTTATATTGTTGATAAATTAATTATATGGATATTTAATTAGTTATATAAATTGAATTTTAGCTATTCTAATCCAGTTTATCAATATATTTTTATAAATTCTACATAGAAATTGGCAAAAATTCTAAATATCATGAAAACATGTTATATTTAAAAATGATTAAAATAACTTTGTTTTAATATATATTTAATTAAAATGCTTAAAAATTAATTAAATAGATTTTAAACGACTTATAGAATTATGGAACATCCTCTACAAAGTTTGAAATCGGTTTTTTAAGCAATAGTTATAGTTTAGATAAAAGAAAATTCATTGCTACTAAAATAATAAAGTTAAATAAAATGTTTGAGTTAAAGCAGCACAAAAAAATATTATTATTATTATTATTTCAATTCCAATATGGTCTGATTTAATTAATTATTTTGTGCTTTAACTCAAACAAAATAAAGGAATATTAAATTTTACTCAAATAATACTCCAAAAACATTTCATTCGAAAACAAATCAACCACAGGTGCAGGGACATAATTAATAAACCCTTGTTGTAAAACCAAACCACATTTAACACAGTAATGTTCATCATGATGAGAATCATACACAATATGTGTATGTTCACATTCAAAACAGCTATTTATATAGGATTTGGGGTCATTTGAGGAAAACATATTTATCAGAATATTTAGATGTACTAGACTTCCTCACTATTATATAGGACACAGCGGAAAAATGTTTTTGATTTTTTAAATTAACTATATTAATGTGATGTTAATATAACAATTACATTTATATAATAAAACTGACATAAAATATTATTGCATGAAAATCGAAGACAAATATAAAGTACATGGCAAAATAGTATACTCCTCAAGAACGAAAACAGGATGCGCAGTAACCATAATGCCTGATGAAATAGTAATTGATAATTATCATGGAAAAGGAGGACACATACACCCAGATCCCACAAACCACGATATACAAAAATCCATAAAAAGTGAAGACCGAATAATTAACCTTAAAATAGTCCTGCACCACTTGAATAAAAATAAAACATTAAAATTAAATGAATTAATAGAGGAGCTAAGAAAATGATAATATCATTAATTAAAGAAGAAACATCAAAAGAATTCATAGAAAAAATGGAAGAAAAATACAACTCATACGAACAATTAGAAGAAGCATTCCAAAAAACAAAAAGAACAATACTTCATGTAGATCTCGAAAACTGGAAATACCTAAAAAACAATCCAGAAGAAACAATACAACTAACAGAAACACTATTCACCAACGAATTAAACATAGGAGAAAACGAAATTGAATTATTAAACCTAATTAAATCTAAAACACCAAAATCCATAAGAGAATTAGCTAAAATAATAGACAAAGATATATCAACAATACAACCAAAAATTAAGAAACTAGAAAACGAAGGTTTAATAGAATTAAAACAAGGAGGAAAAAATAGTAAAATACCAATAGTAAACTATGATAAAATAGAAATAGCTATCTAACAAAAAAAAAGAAAAGTAGTAAAAATCATCTACAACAATATAAATTATGCATAAAATTAGCATAATTCCTATCAGTTAATTTTAATTCTTTAAACACATTATAATTCTCTAACTTAACCTTACTATTATAAGATTTAAGAATAAAAAAACACACTAAAGCAATTATCTTTTCTTTACTACAATTCTTTAATAACTTTTTAAGATTAGGACATTCTTTTTTAATGAAATATGTTACTTCTTCTCTTTGAGTACCTTGCATATTCAACCTATTCATAATATTATCCGCAATACTTATTTTATCCTTCATTCTCCTATCCTTCCTTGATTCAGTGTACCATCTTAGTTTTTTGTTTAATAGTTCTTCTTGTTTTCTAATTGATAAATTACTAGTTAGTATTTGACTTGTGCTCATCATAATAAATCCTCACATATTTATTACTTTAAATTTTCATGATTCTCCCTATTTTGTATAATAACATACCCAACAATTAATAAATATAATATAAACTACTAACAAATACTCAGTAGGCATATTAAATAACCATAATAAAAAGTATGTAAATGACATTAACCAATTAACCAACATTAATTTTTTGATTTTGTGGTTTGTGTCAAAATTTTACCCCTTGTCATTTTATTTTTCAATGTTTTTATTTTTCATGTTAATAAATACTATTTACATGTTTAATTATTATCTAAAAACCTCCTGTGAAAAAAAATTTTTAAATCTAAAATTAAAAAAAATAAGAGCATAACAATCTATACAATGATTTTT